AATGTTGTCCTTTTTTATATTTTGTAAATTGAAAAGTTTCATGATCTACAATGTCATATTTCCAACCTGACTCGTGGTTTACAATATCGACGCAACCTTTTAATACACCTGATAAGTTGGGATTGTTAAACCAAAACACTCCGCTACTCCTAATATCGGGGTCTTGATCTACATCTACTTTATTTTCGTGTTGGTATTGTGCTGCTATAACCTTATCTTTTAATTCTTCCACCGTATCGTCGCAATTTTGTGGCTCTAATACGTTATCTAAAATAAAGCATGGTAGTTCACGTGCTTCTGGTGTGTGTTGTCTAAATTGATAAAGGGTTGTCATCGTTTTTTTCCTTGTCCTCTTGTCTTTTTATAGTTACGTCGCTTGTGTTTATTCTTTGGTCTTGATCTAATACTTTGACCAATAGATGTTCTCTTCTTTGGACCAGGTGTGTGATCGCTATATTGCTTAGCTTTCTTTGGCAACTGTATACTCGCCTTCTATTAATACTTTGTTATCTTCGTAAATTTTCTTCATTTTACTTTCTAGTTCTTCAATAGATAGGTCCTCTATCTTACCTGTCAAACTTATTTTTTGTTCGATGTATAATCCTGCTGCTTTTCCTCGTGCAACCTCAGCGTTGGCCGCAGCACTAAACGCACCCTTTGATAGGGCTTGCTCCCTAATCCTACCAAGTTCAGTAATGTGTCTTTCAAACGTGACCTCATATTTTTTCTGCATTTCGGCACGAAGCTCACCGATATATTTGGCGACGAGGGGGAATTTATTCGGATTTCGTAGTTCTGAAGCCCGTACGTGTGCAGAACCTTCTGCATAGCCTGACTCAATAGCGCATTCTGTCGGTGTTTTACGTCCTTCATTGTATACCAATAATTCTGCAAATTTCTTTTGCTGTTCTGATAATTGTTTGGGAACTCCCATACTGTAAATATAAGTAAATTTACTTGTGATTACAAGTTTAATCTATGATCTTTTTAATTTTTAATCTGCCCATGTCTTCGTACAAAGAAGCCGTAACCTCTTTACACTGCATGTATATGCCGTCTTGTTCTTCGCCTATGTTGCGTGAAATAATGCGTTTCTGTTTTAAACAATCTGTGAGTCCTTCCGTAGGCACCATTTCTATTGTTGAACCGTTTTGTATCATAAGTATTGCAAATACAACTTTAATGGTTTCCATTCTTTCTTTCCTCCAGGTCTATCAACCTCTCCTCGTGAAATTGTATAACCATATCGTTCTTAAGTATCATTGGTATCTCTGCTTCCATTTGTTCTTTTAGTTTGTCTACATTCTCACCAAGATATTCAACCAACATGTAGAGCTCTTGGACTTGTGGACTGACCATGCCGCCTTTGGGCACTGAATCAATAAAAGTATTGGCTGCTTCTAAATCTTTTTCCATTAACTGCAATGTAGTCTCAATTTTATTTAAACGCTCAATCACTGAAAAATATGACATCGTGCCAATCGCAACTGCTGCCAGGATAGCTAGCAAGTTACGTGCCGGGAGCGAGATAGATGTACTGTCCGATAGTTTCATTACAATAACGGATTATCTAGTGACGCTTTTAGCTCCTCTATTTTTGCATCAAGAAATTTAATAGCTGCGTCATTTATTTTAACATCAGCTTTGACTCCCTCAATTGCTTTTATAACGTCTTCTATTTTTTGATTGATACCAGATAGGTCTACAGTCTCATTGACTACAAACTCTTTGTTTTCTAACTGCTCTATTCTGTTATTGAACTCTCCCCACGCCATAAAGCCACCACCTATGGCGCCAATGACACCAAGTAGTGCTGCATAAGAGGATAGTTTACTAATCATTCCTTGCATTTAATAACTCCATAAGATTTCTATATGCATCGCTGGTAGTCTTCTTGTATTCTTGCATCTTTATTTGATGCTTTACTACAGGGTCTGTGCCTGCAATGCTTGCTTGCGTAGCATATATGGTTTTGTCGTAGCTTGCAAGACTGGCTTGTAAGAAGAAATCAGGATCACCGCCAGGTATTTGGCGTGTATCAAACAAAGCAGCATTTGTATCAAAATAACTAGAAATATCAGCTTGTGTAGATGTCATCTCACGAGATACTAGCTCATTAATTACATCAAGTGTTACACTGACTCTTTGCATTTCGTTTTTAATCTTGCCCTGTATAGCTTTTTCTATAGCTGCAACTTTTATATCTAGATCAACTTCCACGCTTTCGTTAGATTGCTCTGGTTCTGTTGTTTCTGCAACTTCTGTAGGTCCTGCTTCAACTGGTTCCTCGACTGCCTCTTCTTGTTCGGCAATTTCTTCTGTCGGTGTTGGTTCGTCTGCAACAACTTCTTCGCTACTGGGTTGCTCTTCAATTTGCTCATCTACTATCTCCTCTTGCACTGGCTCCGGTTCTTCTTTTATTTCTTCCATTGCCGGCTGTTCTTCAATTGGTTCTGGTTCTTCCTGGACCATAGCAACTTCTTGTATTTCTTCAATTGGTTCTGGCTCTGGATCAGGCATTGGTTCAGGTTCTGTTTCCATAACAAACTCTTCAAAGACCTCTTCAATAAACTCTTCTTGCATCTCTTCAGTAAATTCTTCTGCAAACATCTCCTCCAAAACTATATCTTCCATGTACACCTCCTCCATCGGAGGCAGTTCTTCAAACATTTCTAGTGGTGGTAGTTCGTCAAAGAATTCTACATTAGAATCATTCCAATCTACAGTTTCAATAGCGACCACATCCATTGGAATGTATTCTTCCACGACAACGTCTTCGTAATAGTCATCTTCAAAAAAAAATTCGTCCATCGCAATTATATCAAACTCTTCTACAATCTCTATTTCTTCCTCAAACACAGGATTGAATGAGTATTCAATATCTGGTGGTGGTTCCATAAATATATCTTCTGGTATTGTAAACTCTATCATTTCAAATTGTTCTAGTTGTTCTTGCACATCTTCTATCTCGTCTTGACCAGGACAAGTCGGTGGGTTCTTTTGCCAACAGTATGTTACTGTTGTTGATTGTGTACTAGACAAAGCTGTATAGTCTATTATTAACGTGGGGTCGGTCACATCCACGCCGGCATGGCCTAAGTTATAGTTTTTATTTCCGATAATATTAAAATCAAAACGCAATGTAAGTGTGCCGTGTGTCATGTCAGGATCAGGTGCAACAATTAAAGTATTACCATACGGGTTAAGTTGGTAGTTGTGATTAGTTGTATCTTGGAATGTTGTAGACTGTGTTGTTGTGTCTATGCCGTTGCTGATAGTTTGTGTCATTGTAAATTCTGATTCTACTGGGTTCCACCATCTGACCTGTGCACCAAAGTTAGATGTAAACCCTTGCTTCATTTCTTCTACACTTACATAGTCTTCAGAGTTTATTGTTGTTTGTGCGTACGTATCATGCTTACCAGTCAACCATGTTGACTCATTGATATCAGAATTATCTGGAAACATAGTTCCATTCCAACTGCCATCGTCCCAGTCTTGAGATATTAAATTGCTAGTGGTTACAGAATTACCTGTAGTCACAGTTGTGATTACAGTTGTGTCGCCTACGTTGGGTGTGTCTTCAATTATTACGTCTGTGCTATTCGCTGCCGAGTTTAACAGGATTGCCGTTGCCGTCAGTAATATAAGCTTCCTTCTCATCTAGTCCCTCCAGGATTTTATTGTCAACCTTTTCCATGTAGCGTAGAGCTTTTGTATACTCTTCATAGTCTGGTCTTTGTTGATCATATTTATTCCATTCGTCTAATGCTTCATCACCTATCTTGCCATTGAATGGACATGGTGTACCAGCATGGGCCATAGCTGAGAACACTCTGTTGTCTTGACAGAGTATAGAGACAGCTGCAACTTTCATGTTAAAGTCAAATAATAATTTAGATAGTTTCATTCTTTCACAATTCATATCACGCTTTGTGATACCTATGCTGCCACCTATCAATGGCTTTTGTATTCCTAGACCAACGCCAACAGTACACAGATCTTGAGACATAGCAGAGATACCAGGAGCAGATGCTGAAGGCACAGTCCTAGTGTCTCCTGTGTAGGAGTTGTTATTGTTGTTGGTTGTGTTTGTTGTGGTTGTATTTTGAGAAGATCCTGATTGGTAATTATTTGTTGCTTCACTGTGGTACCCCCCGGTGATTGCGGTATTGGTTGCTGATGATCCTGTTGTAGATTGTGTATTAGTTGTTGATCCTGCACCAGTTACGTCTGCTGATACATTAACACATAAAAGCACTACCATTAGTAGTGTAGATAAACCTAAAAATAATCTTTGCATATTCCCCCCGGATTTTACGTTAACACTTCCACCTTCTTCTAGCTTGTCTTATCCTAGAGTTTGGATCGTTTCTTGTTTTTGCTGATGCCTTTTTTAACTGACCAGCAGATCTAGCGCAATAAGATTTTCTTCTTTTTGCTGCCTTACTGCCTTTTTTAACTTTACCTGTTACGGCTGTTTTAAGTTTGCTACCAGGATTAGCACGGCGATAAGCTTTTACACCTTTCGCTGTCATACCTGCACCACTTTTAGTAGGACGATAGTTTGCGCCCTTACCAGTAGTGGTCTTAGGTATTTGCCCCCTGGTCGTAGCCATTAGCTAGACTTCTTTTTTTTCTTCTTAATTGGTTTCTTTGCAGTTTTAGCAGATGCTTTTAGAGCTTTGTCAGTAACAGTTCCCTTACCTGGTTTACTAGTACCTCTTTTTTTAGCCCGGTTCATATAATAATATAAACCTTTCTTTGCAGTCCTGCCGTCTTTTGTTACGTGAGTGTCTTTAGCCATTTACTTTGCCTCCTCTTTTCATATAACCCATTTTGTTACGAACATTTTTAGGTAGTTTTGCTAAGCCAGGGTTTTTCTTAGCATCAACTTTTTTCTTACCTTTTTTCTTTTTCTTCATTTTCTTTTTCATTGTAGAGCCACCGTCTTTCATGCGTTTCTTCATGACACCGCCGCCGCCTCTTTTTAGCATTCTTTTCTTCATTCCCATCATGGTCTATATCTCCTATAAGATTGTCGTTTTAAAACTGTACCTTCATAGTAGTCTGAAGGCCAGTGCTGATAATATCCAGTCTTTCGTAAATTGTCACTAGCTTTTTCTAGTTCGTCATATTTTTGTATAAGCACCATCATAAACTCATTATCTGGTTTCCAGTCTCCTGTATCTAAAAATTCCACAGGTTCGTCTTCTTCTTCATCCCAAGGATGAAACCCCATAAGATAGATATCATTAGGCACCATAACTCTATTTAATATATCCACCACAGAACTTAACTCCTCTACGCTATACTCAATATCGTTGCAGGCAACTATGGTGATCTGCACTGCGGGATCTTTTGTTAGTCTTGCACCTTCTATAATTTTATCCTGAAACTCTACAAAGTTGTGACACTCTAACACTCTTAGTGTTTGTCTTTGCCTGGCTTGTTTTGCGTATGGACATACAGGCACATCACCTAAGTGTTTATTCTTAGGTTCTAAATAAAACTCAGACCATTGCAGTATGTCTTCAGTTATCGATCTCATTTAAATGTTTTTTAAGCATATCTAACAACCACGGGTTATCTCTGTATACTCCCATGAAAGCATTAGAAACTGTATTTACTACTAGTTCTTCTGCGTCCTCTTCTTTAAGTGGGCCGTTTGCTTGGTTTAGTGAATAAATATATACAATCGCGTGTAAAATTTCGTGCCACGTAGTGTTGCAGCGCTCTTGTCCTACTAGTGCGTCTTGAATATAGATGACACCTTCTC